TATGGATATGTACTTTAAGGAAATTAATGATTATAGCACTCTGAAGGGATACCTTGATAAAAAGCATCCAATGCACACAGCTGTATTTAAATTAGAGCAACGAGAAGCTATGACATTCAAGACTTATGGTGCTGCACAAAAATTCAAGAAGGAATATGGGATTCCTGGAAACATAATTGAAGTGGTTGCATCAACAAAACCATTCATAACGAACGAAAAAGATAAAAGTATAGGATGTAATAGATTAGATGCATTCTACGATTCAGCATTGAAGAAGACCAGGGAAGATATCGAAAAGATGATTGCTGATTCTGAGAACAATTTCAAGCATATGGCAAAGGATATATTAAGAGTTAGAACGACAACATTAATCCAGTTCTTACGTGATCCATATGAAATTGGTTGGAGTACTCGCAACAAAATCATGGACAGATTAGAAGATTATTTTGAAGGAGCTGGAATTAAATGAATTTAAATGACCCAATCAAAAAAAGACGAATTGAACGTGAAGAGCTAATCCGATTAGTTCAAAACTGGTTTGTAGAACGTGGTTTGGATACGCTGGACGGAAGTGGCCAGCTAACCAAACTACAGGAAGAAGTAGACGAATTAAAAGAAGCATATATCCATATCAACCGCGATGAAGAGATTGACGCGGTTGGAGATATTACTGTAGTGCTAATCGGATATTGCATGCAGCGCAAACTTGATTTTATGGAGTGCTTAGAAAGTGCTTATAACGAGATTAAGGACCGAAAAGGCAAAGTTATCAACGGTGTTTTTGTGAAAGAGGTGCAGTAATGGATTTTGGGGATTTTGTGAACGTGAGTAAAGACTTAGCTGAAAATGCGAAAATCAAAGAAGCAGTTAAACATCCAAAGCATTATCAAGGAATCCACGGATTAGAAGTATTCACTGTGTTGGACAACTTTATTCCAAAATACGAGAATTCGTTTGATGGATATATTGCAGGCAACATCTTGAAGTACGTTTTGAGAGCGCCGAGCAAGGGAAAAATGCTAGAGGATCTAAAAAAAGCAAAGGAACATTTGGACTTGTTAATTGAAAGGGTAGAGGATTAATCATGAAAACAAATCAATTATGGTTAATATTTTGGCAAATCATAACATACACGATTTTAATGCTAAACGTGTTTGGAATCAGCAGAATTCATATTGCATTTTCCATCGTAACCTTATTTGCTGGTGCAGTTGCAGGACATGAAAAAGAAAAAGAAATTAGAAGTCTAATCAAAATGGACGCTAAAGAATTCGAAAAGTATCTTAAAAATCATGAGGAGAACAAAAATGAAAGATAAAAAACAAGACGAAATATCATTGGAAGAATTAGTGAAAGCAGCAAATGCTATCCGTGATTTCTTTACTAAGTTAGGCGATGAACTATCAAAAGTATTAGCTAATATTAAAGTGTTCAAGGAAGATACATGGGAGATGAAATGTCCGTATGAGTTTGGGGATGAATATTGGAATATCATATGGGGAAAAGTAAGAAAGAATACTTGGGATTGTATTGATTGCGAACGAACTAGTTTTGAAGCTGGCGAAATTTTTCCAACCCAACAAGAAGCCGAATTAGAATTAAAACGCAGAAACTTACTGACACGATTTCGAGCGTTCAGAGACGAATGTAATGGGGATTGGAAGGCGGATTGGATGGATTATCTTGAGAATAAATTCTTAGTATGTATAGTTGGGTCGGAATTAGAAGTTAATTCAGTATATGCTGCAAATGATTTTGTTCTTTTTGGCTATTTCAAAAATCCGAAAGACGTCGAACGTGCTATTGAATTATTCGGGGATGAAATAAAAGAACTTTTTGTGGAGGGTGAGTAAATGAAAATAGTAACTATTGAATTTAGTGATAATGGTTATAAATTTAAAGGCCTAGAGAATATTGAGAGCCGTTCAGAAAGTATATGGGTGATGTTAGCTGCACGGCATTTAGAAGATAGAGCGTTAAGAAAAGGATATTTACCAGATTTAGAAAAAGGATTAGAAGAGCGGATTGATAAGAGTAAAGATAAAGTTCGACTTTTAACTGAAAAAGAACACGAAAATATAGGCGTTGGGGATTCAGTTCCACCAACCTATCTTACAATTGAGCTACCTAAAAATGTGCCATCAAATGTGAAGCCGATTGTTATTCTGCCAAATATGGAAGGTGAGAACGTGATAGTAAAAGTAACCCAGTATGGTTCTTTCTGTGGTTCCTTTGAATCGAAGTCTGACCTAAATAAATCTCAAATTATAAATTTGAATACTGGAGTGTGAGTAGATGAAAAATATCAACGAAATTGAAGATGATGTTTTAATTTTTGATGAACAAGGAGAATTCCAATTATACGGCTATGAGCTAAAACATGAATGGAACTCGTTAAGTGTAGATGAAAGAAGCGGTTTTCGAACTTCAAAAGAAAAAGTAAATAAATTTTCTGCTGAAACTGTTTTGGATTGGATATATGATTCTATGGAAGATGATGGGTACGAAGAAATGAGTATACATTTATGGGACGACACGACCGAAAAATTTAAACAAAGATTTCAGGAACTACTTGATGAAATTTCTGAATTTCCTAGTGCTAAAGTTTACGACATTGATGAGTCTATCAATCCATTTGTTGATTTTGAGGAGGAATAGCAATGGAAAACCTAATAGAACTTAAAAAGCAAAGAGCAGAATTGGATAGAAAGATTTATATGTTGGAATGTACGGAATGTCCATTGAAAGAGGGAGACGAATTTTGGTATGTTGATCAGTTTGGGAATATTGAACATCGTATTTTTGGAAATCACGAATGGATAAAGCAAGCTATGAGTCAAGGACACATCTTCTATTCTGAACAAGAAGCAAGGTTAGAATCAAAAAGAAGAGACCTGCTGAATCGAGTCAAAATATTTAGAGATAAATGTAATAATAATTGGAAGCCAAATTGGGAAGATTATAACGAAGAAAAACACTACATGTGTTATACCAAAGATAATTATTTGGCGTGCTACCATGATAAAGAAACAAATAATTTTCCACTTTTTGGATATTTCAAAAAATGGGTAGATGTATTTGATGCAATTGAACTTTTTAAAAATGAAATCGAAGCTTTATTCATTAATTGCGAGGTGTAGAAAGATGGAAGATGAAACAGCAGAACTACTAATATATATATTTGGATTAGCGTTAAGTTTAACTGTGTTATTAGTAATTATTAAATTAGCTGGAGTTCTAATCACTTGGTTTGTAGCCACGCTGCCATTACTGATATACGCAGCAATTATGTCAATTCTAATATTAATTGGTTCAATCGCAGGGATTGTGATGTCAATCCAGGAGAACATGAGAGGATAAAAAAATATTTACAGATAGGAGAAATAACAATGCACATTACTATGTTTTTAAAAAACGGACAAACATTAAGATTCGAAGACGTGACAAACTTAAAAAAAGAAGAGAAATTCTATTACATTATTACTTTTAATTATGTGAGTATGTCGGACGGTAAAAAGAAAAGAGCACTCTTTAGCACTAAAGACATGTTAGGTTTTTCAGTTGATAAGGAGGATTTCGATGTTAACAGTTTATGCTAAACCAAATTGCATCCAATGTGAGATGACTAAAATTTGGCTAGATCAAAATAAAATTCCATACGACACAGTGGATGTGATTGAAAATCCGGAAGCATTAGAAGAAATTAAATCACTTGGATTCAAAAGCATGCCAGTTGTTACATTAGATAAAAATTTTGATAATGCCTGGGCAGGTTACAACTTAGATAGATTACTAGAATTAAAGGAGCTTGGATAATGGAAAGAATGAGTCCAGAAGAACGAATGGTATTAAGACTAATTCCAGTAAGCGATACTCGACGAATTAACCGAGTGGATATTTCAAGTATTACTAAGCTATCGGAACGTAGAGTTAAGAAAGTAATTGATACGTTAGTTAATCGATACGGCATTGTGATCATCGGAGAACGAAACGGAAGAACTGGATATTACATTCCAGAAACAGACGAGGCACGTAAGGACGGAATTAAACCTATGAGGTCTCAAGCAATCAAAGAATTTAAACGAGTAAGTCGAATTCTTAAAGGCGATTTGAAAGAACACGAGAAATATTTGGAGGTAAGTAAATGATTAATAACGTTGTGTTAGTAGGCAGATTGACAAAAAGACCAGAACTAAAATTTACAACAAACGGTACTAAGTACACACAGTTCAGTGTAGCAGTGCAAAAGAAATTCAAAAACCAAAACGGTGAATACGAATCAGATTTTGTTAGTTGTTTAATGTGGTCTACTGCTGCAGAGAACTTTATTAAGTTCACAAACAAAGGTTCGTTAGTTGGAATCGAAGGACGAATCCAAACACGCAGCCATGAGAAAGACGGCATTAAAAAATACATCACAGAAGTAGTTGCTGAGAACTTCTCATTACTAGAACCAAAGAAAGTAACAGAGTCTAGAAACAATGCAGCTCAACCAATCGAAGAAAGTCCATTTAATGGAGTATCAGACGATGACTTGCCATTCTAATGAATCGAGGTGCAAGTATTTGGAAAGTATAGAATTATTTGATTATCCAGAACTTGATTATAAAGCTACAAAAAAAGCAGTAATGCAAGTGATAGCTAAGTATAAAAATTCATTAAATAAACTTTATTTAAAAAGTGAGCCACGAATTACTCCTCAGTACACAATTGTCCCACCTTCATTTTCAAATAGTTTTCACTCTTCTACAGAAGATGCAGCATTGTGGGCAGATACGATAGGAAAGAGGCATAAAGAATTTGTAGAACGTGTAAACGATGCTTTAAATATATTGCCAGCTACAAACAGAATTGTCATTTTCCGTTCTTTGATACAAGAGCAAAGCGATATTAAAATTGGATTGGAAATGAACTACAGTGAATTCAGAATTAGAGATTTTAGAGTAGAAGGGATAAAGTTACTATCTTATGCTTTAGGTGTAGATAAATATGAAAATTAAAAAATTGTATTTTATAATAAAAAAACGTTGTGTAGTAAAAAGGCTGAAAAAGTTTAAAATATGTACTGTGGTATCGTGTAGATACAAGGATAGAGATGCGGAAACATCTTTAAAAAGCCAGTCCTGAAAAAGGTGTATCCAAGTTAGCAGCATGGACGACTGCTAACAGTGCCGTATTGGATGTAGAGTGGTTCGACTCCACTCACGGTAATTCCCTAATAAACCAACAAAAACTGTCAAAGAGCGTGCTGCAATGTGCGCTCTTTAGTTTTTAAGAAAGGAAACAGTATGAACTTCGTAGAACCTATTCGCGATCCTGATGACATCCAGGCTATGAAAGATTATTTAAAAGAATGGAACGAACGTAATTACATGCTGTTCGTATTTGGAATTAATCTTGGATTAAGAATCAGTGACATTATCAAATTAAAAGCTAAGGATGTTCAAGGGCAGTATGTGAACATCAGAGAATTAAAGACAGGTAAGATTCTCAAAAGAAAGATGAACAAGTCTTTCAAGAAGGAAGTACAAGAGTACATCAAAGATATGAACCCACATGATTATCTATTCAAAAGCAGAAAAGGGAAGAATAAAGCAATCACTCGTGAAGCTGCTTACTACATTCTGAAAGCTGCAGCGGAAGATATCGGCATTGAGAACGTTGGAACGCACACAATGCGTAAAACTTTTGGATACCATCATTATAAGAACAATAAAGATGTAGCGATGTTAATGGTCCTATTTAACCACGCAAGTCCAGATATTACACTTCGATATATTGGGATTCAACAAGACCAACAAGATAAATCGATGGACGATTTCTACTTATAATGATGTTCAATTTAACATAATGAGAAAATGTAAATTCAAAAAAGGGAAGTAAAAAAAACATTGTTATATCAATGATTACGAGCGTTGCTCGAATTTAACACAATATAAGATATGATAAATTCAAAGATATTCAAAGAACAATTAAAAAACGTTGATATGACAATAAAAACAAATAAAAAATAAGGGAAATTAAAAAATACCCCCTACCCTAAAAACAAAAATACCCCCACTAAGGAGAAATAAAATGGCACGACCGGATAGAATTGGCCCCCACCGTGTTGCATTTGAGAAGAATAAGAAGAAGATATTTAAAACACAAAACGTGTGTGGGATTTGTGGAAAACCAGTTGACATGAAACTGAAACATCCGCATCCGATGTCCCCAGTTATAGACCATATCATACCTATTAACAAAGGCGGACATCCTAGCGACATTACAAACTTACAACTAGCACACTGGACATGCAACCGTCAAAAGTCAGATAAATTATTTAATAAAGCAAGCGCGCCAAAAACAGTTATTGGAAATAGAAATCTACCACAAACAGTAGATTGGCAAAATTACAAGTTCAGTGATTGATGGGGGTGGGGTGACCTACCCTTGATGCTTTGCGACC